ACGCGGCCACTCAGCCGGTGTACATCTACGCCGTCAAGCCGCTCTATAAGATCATCGGCGGATGGTTCACTGGCAAGATCGCCGAAGCTACTGCTATCAACGAGGCCAAAAATGCCGCTGTTCCAGCCGGCGGCCTACCGATCACCGCCGCACCTACCGAAGACTTCAGCCACTAGCGTTATATAATGGCGCTATGCCTCAGCATCGCCAGTCAGTTCAGTACATCCGTAAAAGCGCCGAAGAGGGCGGTCGTGGTACCGCTAAGCAACGCGAGCGCATTATTCAGCGTACCCTCGTAAGTGACCTGAACGCGTACCCGGTTCAGGTGGACTTTTACTGTGACTGGGCTTCGGGCGCCTTCCTAACTAAAGGCCAGAACGACGCTCGGCTGGCTATGGCTAGTCGTAACGGCTGGGTCGATATCTTTATCGCTGAGCCGCGTGAGGGCTATCACGGCCTCTTTATAGAGCTCAAGCGCGAAGGCGTCCGGCCGATCCTCAAGAACGGCTCATTATCAGCGGATCCGCAAATACAAAAAGAGGGCGCGTTCCTCGAAAGGCAACGCGCCAAAGGCTATAAAGCCGAGTTTGGTGTCGGTTATGCCGAGACTAAGCGTATGATCGACAAATATCTCGGTGTAAAAGTCGAGTTATTCGACGACGATATGCCGTTCTAGGCGGCTTTATCAGCCGGATCGTTGCCGTTTTGAGGAGGGTTGTGTTCCGCGTCGTCGCTCGTGTCCACGTCGGGATCGCCGGCGACATTACCCTGCTCTGGCGGATCTACCGTCCCGGGAGCCACATCGGGCACCGGCTGAGCGGTCGGCGATGTTCGCTGTTCATCTTCCGCGCCTGTGCTGGCTGACTGATCCTTGTCTTCTGGCTTTCTGGTATCGGGCATTATAGGCTCCAGGTGGCGGCTTTAACGCCCCACATCTGGGCTGTCTGGGTTTCGGTTATTGCTACAGAGTACATCCGCTTCTCTTCGTTATCGGTGCTGTTTTCGCGGAGCGTGTTGAGCGTATCAATCAGCGCGGCCGATTGCTCCTTCAGCTTTTGCACGTTCTCGTTGCTCGAGGGGTTGAACGATAGACCGACGGCCTTCTCCCCAAATGATAAAGTTTTCTGATCTTCAGACATAGTGTTGACCTCCACTATTTAAGTTAGTGAGCACAGTATAGCAAAAAGCCCCCGAAGGGGCTGTAAACTACTCCAGCACGTTTACAATATCGCGCATCGACCCTGACCACAGTCCAGGATATTATCCGAGTCGTGGCCGGCGCCTTGTGCATGGAGTCGATAATGTTGAACGATCGCCGCCTTGCGAGCGAGTGACGTCCACTTGTCGATATGCTTGCTCATACTGACGACTATACGATGTTCTAGCACCTTCCGCTGTTTGATTTCTTGCATTATACCGTTGCCGATAATGCCGCGTATCAGGACGACGTTTATGATGATATAGACCGGGAGCTGGAGGATCCAGGGCAAGTGAGAGTAGAAGTGCTCGAACGGATCAGATAACATATCATTTACCCTCGGCTCGGTCGAAGTAGTCCGTGAAGGCCAAATCGTCGAAGTTCAATTTTTCGCGGTGCTTTAATAGGTGTAGTATCTTGGTCATAATTTAGTCCTTTTTGTTTTAGTGCTTCTCTTTTGCGAACGGCGGCGACGAAGTTGTCGGCCAGGGTTTCGTTTAATATGTCAGGAATACCAACAATAGCCTCGAGACTAGCTTGCGGCCAATCGAAGAGGTCGCTATTGCTGAGCGCCGCACGTCGGAGCGGCTGTTTGTGCTTTTTGAGCCGGAGTGAGCTTTCCATAGGCGACTAGCCCTTTCTGGCACTCAGCGACTTGTCCGTTGTACTGTACAACTAGAGACTGATATTCGCCGGCGGCGGCAGTCTTGACGTTTGTCACTTGCTGATCGGCGTACGTTTTTGGTACATAGACGACAGCTTGTGCCTGTTTTTGTTTTTGATGATCGTGATAGCGGTTCTCCGCTACCGATACGCCGGCTGAGACGACTACGACTAGCGCCACGATGCCGACTACTGAAAGCAATAGCTTCTTCATATTCGGCATTATATCATAAGCGGTATCTATTCTGATACAAGTTCGTAAGTGGCCTCGAAGATGTCAGGCTTACAGGGGTAAAACTCGCCCTGGACGCCCTTGATGATGTAGTCGCCTCTAGTAGCTGTCATATCGCCTTCGAGTGTAGGAATTACGAACTCGTCTCGGCTGACGAACATAGCGCCATGCACAGTAACGAACTCGCTGATTGCTGGCTCATTACCATCGACGAACTCGATAGCCTCGATGACTACTGGCTTTTTACGATATTTTGGCACGTTGTTTCTCCTTTCGGATCTTACTTAAATGCTTCTTTTCAATCATCCGCTGGCGGCTCGTCATGCCCTTGAAAATCTCATCCCAGTGGCGATCACAATAGCCGTCCTTCGTGCCTTGAGAGTGGCAAGGGCTCCAGGCCGCGAGCTCGTTCGCGTAGCACCTCACGAGTGCTCTTCTTTGTAGATCGCGAGCCACTTCTCCATAGTCGGCCGGGATACCTCGAAGCGGCGGCGGAGCCACTCAGCACTTACCGGCTCACCATATTCATCGCCCTGGGTGATCCAGTCGACCAGATTTTTGTAGCGATAAGGTGACGTCACCTTCATACAGTAGGCGTTGACGTGAGCCTCGAGGCCTTTGGCTCGGATGCTATCGGGACGGACTGACATTACTTTCATCCTTTGATTGTACTTTAGGATAGCGACTCTTGAGAAACTCTTCTAGCCGATCGGCTACCATCTGAGCCGTATGGCCGTCCCAGATCGGCGCTTGAGCGACTTCCGGTACCGCGAACAGATCCCAGTGTTCGCCCTTGTAGTGATTGCTGATCTGCCCGGTCGGAAGCTCGGCCATGACGACGAAATAGTTCTCTTTGCCAAAACACAGCTCGCCGTCCGAGTGCCGGTAGCTTTTACTCGTGTCATACAAGCCCTTGTCAGCCCACTCGTTGAACAGCGCGGCATTGTACAACAGCCTGAAGCGATACAGATCCCGGAAAGTGTGGTAGCCGTCACTGGTCTCGCTGGGCGCGTTATCCATGAAAGCGATCCGATCTTGCGCTATGAAGCCCGAGAGGGCTCCGAGCGCCTGATCAACAGCCTCCGGGCGTTTATCGGCCTGGAGCGTCTCCAGTAGTGGCCTGAGCATTTTTTCGATCTGTTCTGGTGTATAAATCATACCTTCTCACTCCTATTGTTATAACCTGACTCTTCCATCTTATTTTCAATGCTTCGGAGCCACTCGTTGTCAGTAGCGAGCGGCAACGGATAGCCGTTTTTGTCCGACCACTCACGAAAATTATCGATGCTCATACGCATCTCATTAACATCCAGATCGGCTGACGATCTGGGAGCCTTGAACTTCACCCCGAAGACTTCGTGCTGACGGTAGTATATATTTTTGTTGACCATCTTGTACATCTCTTTTACGACGTCCATAGGCTCGCCGATCTCCATGCCGAGATATCCCATTATCAAATGCAAGTACGCGTTCTGTTTGAGCGATCGCGTCTTGCGGACTTCAAGGAGCTCGACCTCCTTCTCCAGCTTCATCAGCGACATCAGGCGGTCGAGTGCCTTGCCGCGCTCAGCTTCGTCGGCAAGGTTGTACCTCATACCTTAAAGACTCCATCCTCCGGGACGTCACCATCTTCGATCTTCTTGAGGAGCTTAAAAGTAGGCGCGAAGCGTGGATCGGCTTGCACCTGATCCGGCGTCATCGCGCTCATCTCGTTCATGGTAGCCTGAAACTTCTCGCTGATATTCTTCGGCTCTTCGCCCTTCCACATCAGCGCGGCGACCTTCTTGAACTTTGCCGGCACGTTGAACTCGAAATAGGCATAGGTGTTATCGAAGTCGTCGTCCCAGTCCCGGACGTACTCCGGATGCTTAGCAAGTTTAGCGTTTACCTCAGCATACTCTTCGCGATTGCCGCCGCCGTTGCGCGTATACAATATGACCTTCGTACCATTGTCGGCCAGGTAGATATCGCGGAAGCGGCCGGAGTTGAAGCTGTTCTTGCCCTGGTCGATATTGAACCAACTACAGAGGATCGCCGAGTCCGGGTTTTGGCCGTGAAGCTGATTGTACAGGCTCACTTTTCAGCCTCCAATTCATGTACTAGAGCAACGATAGTGTCGATGTAGGTCGTATCACCATCTTCGGCCAGTTGCCGCCGTGATTTACTCATAACTGCTTCGACTGCTTTTCCGTCACTAAGTCGGACAATTTTTATGCCAGTTGTCTCGTCGTCGATGGTACGATTATGCTCTAAAAGAATATCGTACTTATCGTGGTCAATGCCGTGTTTTGCGAGTTCGTCGCGCTGGGTATTCATTACATTTTCTCCAGCATCTTACGGAGGTCTTTCATCATCTCGGCGCCCTTTTTGTCGCCGGCCTTGAGCATCTCGAGCTCGAGGACTAGATTAGTGACGTACATCTCGATTTTATCCCACTTCCACTGTTTGTTTCGGTGGTGCATCCGAACAGCTTCATATATGAAGTACAGCAAAAAAGTGCCGTACAGTATGACGTCGAGCGCCAGCTTCTCGCCGATGTGATTATCGTCTTTAGGCATAAACCATACTGACAAGCTAGTCAGCCAGACGCCCCAGAAGATCATATCGGGGAGTTTTGACCAGCGAACGGTAGGCTTCCAGAGCGCCTTATAGATCCGCGCGAGGTGTCCTTGCAACGATTTATTCCACTCCAGATCAGTCAGGTCGTGCATTATCTCCGAGTGAGCATCGAGAGCCTGTTGCTCGGTCTGATAGCGGCGCTGGAGTATGTCTTCACCCCTGCCCTTGCGACCATTTTCCCAGGCCATAGTCTCGAAGATCGTCGGCTTATATTTAGGATCCTCGGGTTTCGCCATGAAGTTTTGATCCAGGCCGAGCCAGACTGTCGACACGAAGAACTTCTTGCGCGGCGTATAGTCCTGGCTGATCACCTTATATTCCGGATCTGTGAGCTTCGCTTCGACAGCGGCCATATCCTTCATGTGCTTTTCTTTAGGATCGCTACTATCAGCGATTACTCCGCCCTTGCGATCGTACCAGCGTATCATCCCTCGATCCCCTTCTCCGGCTTAGCCGGCAGTATTAAATTATCAGACTCAGCGATCAGTCGCTCCCGGAACTCGCCCATCGCCTTAATAGTGCGGCGCTGATAGCGGAGCATCGTTGCCGGCCAGTGGCCGAGATCCTCACGCTTGATCACCAGGACGAACGTCGGCATGATCGGCACGAGAGGGTTATTAAATACCCAGTACAGCGTCTCGAGGTTTTCGTTCGTGACGAAATACTGGATCTTCTGAGTCCAGTAGTCCTCTGGCACCCGGCGCGTATCCCAGGCCATGAGGTGCTTTGAGGCCTTGAGGTTCTTGACCTCCATCATCTCGGTTATCTTGAACGGCTTACGATCGTAGGCATCGACGTCCAGCTCACCTTCGATATCCAGGTACTCGACCGGCTTGATGCCCTTCGGCAGTACGATCCGATCCGGAGAGTTATAGATGCTGTCATATATAGCGAGATCCTCTTTCTTCGTGCCCTCTGGCGGATCCACGACGAAACAGCCGACTTTCGCGACGTTCACCTTCAGGATCTCCGCCGCCCTTTGAGCCGCTGAGTCCTCCAGGCCGTGACCGCGATCCATCGCGTTCGCCCACTGAGCCTCGTCCTCGTCGTCTTCCGGCGCGATCGATACCTGTTCGGCGAGCGTCTCATAATAGCCGATCTTGCGTTCAGCCTGGGCGTGTAGCTCGTCCCGATCGTCGTCAGTCAGTAAAGTCTTGAGATCGTCGGCGGTGACGGTACGCTTGCGAGGGTTCTCTTTCTTGAGTTCTAGGAGGAACTGATCGAAGTCGAAGCCTCGAGTCTCGAGCATCGCCCGGATGTCCTCTTCCTTATATGAAGGTGTCGACCAGATGCCGCCGAGCCCGGATCCGCCGATCTTGCCCTTTCTGAACTCCATCCACTCATCCGTATTTTGCTTGAGCTTAATTATTCTTGACATCAGCCGGCTCCTTTAAGTCTTTAGGTAGCGCGACGGCTTCCGGAGTTTTGCTCTTTGCCGGCGGCGTGGCCGGCTTCTTCAATTTATCAGCTTCAGCGAACTCGGCCTGTTTGACCTTTGCCGCTTCGACCACTAGGCGATTTTTGAGCATCCCCTGATTGCCGGCTAGGATCTTATTCATTTCCTGATTGCTCTTCGTGTCGCCGATCTGCTTGATGAAGTCCTCAGCCTCTTCGAGAGCCTTCTGCTCTTTATAGTCCTCGAATTGCTCCATCTCTTCGGATGACGCGATCTCGCCGGACGCTAGGTACCCGAGCATCGCCAGGGCGCGGCCGAGGGCAACGGACTCGAGCTTCTCGAAGTCCTTCTCCTTGCCGCCGAGCTGACCTTTGGCGTTGCCGTTTGCGTCGGCGCTACTATGTAGCACGTCCTTGTCCGTGACGCCGGCTTTCATTAAATCGATAAGGTCGGTCTTGTCTTTCCAGAGCCAGACCGTGAATACCATACTGCCGTCAACGTCCGGCTCGAACGCTGACTCCTGCTTGCCTTTGGGGTTGTCTTCCCGGAATAGTTTGAGACGCTCGGCGACCTTCGCGTAAATTGCTCCGCCGCCGATCGTCGTCGTTTGTGCTTTGCGTAAATCTGCCACTAGATTTAACCTTTCTGCTTATGTTGTTACTGGACGGATGTCTTCATAGTATAGGACGGTTGTGTCGTCAGTACGATCAACAAGCTCCCACCCATCACGATCTTTTCGTTTTTGCCTGTAGGTCGTGCCGAGCTGAAACAGCAAGGCATCGCGCCTTAATACTTTAGGCATCTTCAATATGTGCTCCTCCCAAAATTGTTACACCCAATAATAGTAAATGTATTTACAGAAAATGTAAAGACTTTTTGTGTAAGTTGATGCTCGTTCTGAGCGGCTCATAATGGGCGTATGACTTACGACGTCGGCACTCATATCGATCTTCGATACCTAAACTCTGGCATCCAGGGCGCCGAGTTCGAGCCGGCCGTACACACGCGTTCACACGATCGACTGTACGAGTCCGGGACGACGTTCAAGTTCCTCAAAATGAAGGCCGGGCTCATTGTGACAAGTATCACTGAGCCGACTATTGCATTACGCGTATCAGTCGTGTAATGATTAGCTTGTTGTTGATATAAAACTAAAACGCCCTCACTCGCAACAACACTAAACAAAAACCAAAACTACAAAAATGCGAGTCAAGAGCACCGGCCAAAATAGCCGGTGTTTTTGTTTGTGTATAACTATTTTATACAGTCGTCAAGTTTAGTTCTTTGTATATCATGCGACGGTAATAGACCTGTCGGCGGCGCTCAGCATAGGACAGTTGTTTCAGCAACCGATCGTCCTGCTTCTTGTAGGGCTTCCTCTTCATTTTGATCTCTTTGTTTTAGGTGCTTTGGTGCTATTTTACCACTTCCCCGGCAAAAATAACTCGTTTATACCAATTTTGAGTAAAATATAATTTAACAGGGGTAGTAGGGGACTCCCCTGCCCTGCTTGACGCCCTGTCAAATAAGTGGCTAAGGTGGAGAACGCAAATCGGGGGAGTGCCATAGGGAGGGAAGGGTAGAGTGCTATAGTGTAACCATTAACGTGAGGAGGTGCTTATGTCGCTATCAACAATCGTACTTATGATCTGGGTGTTCTTGGTATCAATTTCGGCTCGCGGCTGGGTCGTCAGCGTGAGCTTGAGCTGGGCTATCTTCATAGTCGGGATCGTGTACATAGTAGTCCGGCTCGCGGAGTGGCTCGGCATCATCCGGCGCGAAGTCTTACGCAACCGGGCGCCGCGAGTCTAGGGCTTCCGGCCGCGCGTCATGTTATAAAAAATGACGGCCGCACAAGCAACCGTCACCCAAAATATGAACTTAATTATGCCGTCATCCGGCGAGTTCATCTATGTCTTTTTCTTAGCCGCGCCGCTTTTATATTTTCCGACTGAAGCCATGATCGAGGCGAAAAGGCTGGCGATCTTGCTGGGCTTTTGCGCCGCCGCTTTTGCCGCGTTCTGAGCTTTAATAATCGGGTTAGTTTCATAGCCAGTTACCTTTGACATTAGGTCAGTGATTTTGTCGTGAGTGGTCGCCAGGCTCGCGTTGTCGTTAGCGATTTTATCCAGCGAGTCGGTCAGCGCTTTTTGCTTATCGGCGTTGCTCACATTAGCATCATTGAGTTTTGTAGTGAGGTCGGTGATGGTCTGATTTTGATTATTGATCGTGTCTTGCATCGAGCTCATATTGCCTTGCCAGCCTTGCGTTTCGGCGAGCTGTCCGAGATCCTGAGCTTGCTGAGTTCGATCAGCTTCGGCATCATCACATAGTATTTCGATCGCGTTCAGCCACGTCTTGCCGACTGCCGCCGCCCGGAACTCGTCCCGGCTTAGAGTACGTCCGCGAACTTCCTGGCCGAGTTTCTCCCAGCGTGCGTATTCGTTATCTGTGTCTCCGATCATATCTTCTTCTCCTCCTGATGGTGCCGGTGCGCCGCCGCCTCGACCGCCCTTAAAGCGGAGCACGCCGGCCACATAGCTATAGTTATGCGTTACTTTATGAATAGTTTTACCGCCCCAGTTTTGATCAACCGATACGAACGTCTGAGCGTTCGCTGTCAGTACGGCCGCGATATGACCGGCACCTCCGGATCCCGGCAGAGTAGGCAACCAGACGACGACGTCGTTCGGCTGTAATACCATGCCGGGAGTGTAGGGGATCCGCTCATACTGATCAGGGAATAGTCCGTCAGAGAACCACTCATAAGCATCCGCCCAGATGACCGGGAAGCCGTTATCCGTTACGAAAAAACTGACGCCCTGGACACATTGACCGCGAAGATACTCTCGAGCCGGACTCGGAGCGTAGAGGAGCGACTGGCCTTGATAGTTATCGAAGTATTGTTGCGCTGTTTCTGACATAGTTGCCTTTGCGCTTATGATAACACATCACCTTCGGCGTTGCCCTTGAACCACTTATAGTACCGCTGTTGCTCTTCGCCCTCGTGGACGATCAGCAAGGGGAGGCCTTCGTGCCGACGTTGCCAGTTCATAAGCATCCGCCCCATACGGCCGTTACCGTCCGCGAAGGGGTGTATGTGCTCGAAGCGGATATGAGCTTCCATCCAGCCGAGCTCTTCATAGTCCAGGCACCAGTTACTCATCAGGCCGTCGACAAGCCACCAGCCGGGCGCGGCACGTCCGCCGATCGTGACGTTTATCTGAGGTACGCTTCGATAGTAGCCGCGTGGAGGAGGGTAGGGCTTATCGAGCATTAGGATCTTATGAGCCCGGCAGATATCGACGTTGCTGAGGTGATCGAGCGACTTTATCAGATCCCAGGCTCTCGCCGGCTGGATGATGTTGTCGTCTTCGCCCTCGATGTAGTTCGACTGAGTTAGAAACTCGATCTCTTCATCGGTGAGCCGTTGCATCACCAGCTCTGGACGGTCTTCTCGATGTAGGCAAGGGGAAGAGCGTGATCGCGAGAGGCGGTGACTGTTTGCAAAATGAGCTCCTTCAGATCTTCCTTCAGCTTCGGGAAGTCCTTCGCGGAGGCACCGTCGAAGTTCACCTGTACGGCCGCGTTGCTTTTCAGGATCCAGTCCAGAGGGCGCTCCGTCATATTATCGGGGATATTCAATTTACTCATCATAGGCTCCTAATCTATTAAGTTTACTGACAATGTTATGCTCGAGCTCGCTTAGAATATGGCAAAACACCTCATTACTGGGATCCAGGTGATCGAGCGCGAGATCGGTGTCGCCGACACAGTCCATCTGATAGATGTTTATGGTAGCGTGAGCAATCTCGTGAGCTATGATGTAGCTCGACAGATACCCCTTGCAATAGCGGATAATACCGACGTTCGGATACGAGAGTTCGTGACCGTCTTTATCGTACTCGATGCGCTGGTAGCTATGGGTGATACCGTGATAATTATGATCGCCTCCAGTCTCGCCGCGCTTGAAGTGCCAGCGATCGGTTGCGGCGTACATATCCTCCAGCGAGTCATAAACATACACCTTATAGGCGCGATCTTTTCCATGCGATGAAGCGTGGACGGTGAACTCAATCACTTCCGGATCTCGCCGTCGACATAGATGAAGTGCCGGCCGTCGTCCAGCTTCAAGCCCTGGAGCTTGTCGCCTTTGTACTGAGACGCGATCCGCTGGAGCAACGTCTGAGCGGTGCGCTCTTTATCCTTCGTGGTGATGCCGACGACACAGGCGCCCATCTTCATATCGGGGTTCGTGTCTTCGATCAGGTGTGAGATCTTCACGGCCATTTCTTGCGCGGCCGGCACTTGGTTCGGGGTACAGATGATATCGAAGAAGAACATGAACGGCTTCGATTTCTCTGAGACCTCCCGGACTAGGTGCTCGGCGCTCTCGTACTTTTCGCCGGAGTCCATATACATACTGCCGTAGCCGACGGAGGTATCATTTTTAGTTTCACGATCTTCGATATTATCAGACATTAAGCGCTCCGTTATTTCTTGGTGATATAGGGGTTGTTGCGGTGTTCCTTGAAGAACTTGATCGCTTCCATGACGATCGGCGGCAAGTAGGCGTTCGGGGTGCCGCGCTCGCCCTGGATCTCTTTCGCCACTTCGGTAATAACTTCGTGATCGGTCGGAGTGAACTTGATCGATTTATAGGGGTATAGCTTTGCCATATTATATTCCACTTTCTTTAAGAGCGTCCTGGACTTCTTGAAACGCTTCGACGGTGCCGCCGTGATCCGGGTGAGTCTTCAGAGCCATTACTTTGTATGCCGCGCGGATCATCTCCGGGCTGGCGGTCTGTGATACTTCGAGCACCTCGTACCAGGCTCGCTTCGAGCTGGTGCTGGCGAACTCGGGCAGGGCGGTAAAGCCTCGGAAGGCCGCCTCCATGATCTGACCGGTACCCCATCGCTCGAGCGCCCGGAGCGCCTCGATCGTACGGCCGACGGCGTGTAGGTTCTCTTCGACAGTGAAATACTTGTCAGAGGGTATACAGCGCTCTTCGCCGTTCATCTTGAAGTAAACAGCGACGCCGGTATCGTTCATCCGGCGCTGGCGAGCGGAAGGGAAGCCGTCACGGTTGAGCTCCATGTTCGAGCTGATTACTACCTCAGTAGCGCCCAGGCGGTCGAGTTCGTGTAGCGTCAGGTTGCGAGCTGAGGCGACGGTCGGGTTCTTAAACTGAGAATAGGTCGGGTATTCGGTGCGCTTCCAGCCGATCGGCCACTGTAACGGATATGCTTCGGTCATAATTGAAAATCTTCCTCGTCGTCAAGCCTGACGACTGTTATAGAGTGGTCGAGAGTTCTCCGCTTCGCCAGGCGCCGCTCGTATGCCGGCGTAAGATAGAAGCGGATCGTCCCGGTGCGGACTTTTAGCTCTTTAGCGACGTCTTTGATCCTACCCTCGGCCAGTAGCACCTCGCCCTTATAGACGGCTACTTCGCGATTGATGGCGGAGATCACTTACACCCCTCCGGGCAATCGCCCGGTTTATTACCATGATCGCACCAGCCGGCTTCACGCCGACCTTCTCGGATAACCTCTTTGAGCTTTTCGGGCAGGTGTTCAGGGATCGGCTCAGAATTGCCTACGGCCAGGAACGGTACAGCCTCCTCAACATCTTTGAGGCTCGGGCTGACTTCGACGAAGTCCTGGGTAGCCAGCCAGTCTGTGAAATCGGTATATTTAGCCTCGCGGCCGCTCAGTATCTTATAGGCGTTGCCGAAACCTTTCAGCGCCTTACCGAGTCCGTCCAGGCTGACAGAGTGCTTGAAGCTGATCGTCCGGCCGTCTTTGTCGTCGACTGTGGTACTCATTTTCCGAGCGCTTCCATAATTTGCATATCAGCCAGGGCGTCGGCTCGATCCTCGGCAGGGTTAGCCACGTCGAAGTCGATCGGCATCCGGCAGTCGACGCAAACATAGCCCTCAGTGTCATAATCGTCGGCTTCGCCATCGCGCATATACATAGTGGTGAAGGTCTCGGTGTCATAGCCGTTTTCGTGCTCACAACTATCAGAGTCCCCGGTGATCAGGCACTCCCAGATCCCGGCGAACTGTTCGCCATACTCGAAGAGGACGGCCTGGTGCCGGTGCAAGCTCCACCAGTGGGCTTTGCCGTTCGGGTGTACCGGGCAAGTGATCGTTTTCATGTAGTAGGCTCCTTATTTACGATAAACTCATCATTTCCAGATCCGAGCTGAGGGTTATAGCCTCCGGTATTCTCGAGGCTTCGCTGGATCGTAACCTTCTCCGGCGTGATGATGACGCGATCGATCTCGCCGTCTTCGTGCATGAGCGCGATCGTGATATCTCGCGGATACGACTCGGTGACTTGCTGGAGCATTTTCGCCAGGTCGACGAAGAGCTCATCCTCGGCGCCACTGTAAAACTTGCGCTCGTACTTTGACGACAGAGGGAAGGTCAGCTTGTCATAGCCCTCGAGCTTCTTCTCGCTGAAGTTGATCTGATCCTGGTACTTCTCGATGAACCACTCAGGCAGTTCGTAATAGATGTCTTCGGTGACGAAGGTGCTCCGGTAGCCCATTAAAAGCCTCCAAACTGATCGACGAAGATCTCACAATGCCGGGTATTGTCCCACTCGATCGCGGATCCGAAGATCGTATAGTTAGGGTTGATGATATTGTCCAGGTGCTCCGGGGAGTTAGCGAACGCCTGGAAGAGCTGATCTTCGTCGCCCTGGTAGCACTTGCCGAGATTTTCGCCGGACGTGTGAAGGGTAGGGATCTGCTCATAGATCCAGGAATAGAACGGCCGGCCGATCGAGTTCGTGTGATCCCAGTATTGCCCGGCGATCAGGTCGTCAGCTTTAGCCTTCGAGCTCACGTCGAGCCGGCTGTCGGCTTTAAGGGCTGGGAGGCCGTGTTGTACCCGGATCGCGTTGACGTAGTCGATCTGGGGCTTCTGTGAGGCTTCACTTGCCGCCGTCGGCTGTTGTGCCTGGACGGTGACAGTCTTAATGACCGGGTGCTGATGACCGATCGTAAACATAAAATAGCCGAACAGCGCGACCATGAGTACGAGGATGATTGATAGCTCTTGTTTCTTCATACGCTTATAGTACCAAACAGCACCCACTTTGTAAACTACTTGCACCCAACTATTTTATGTGCTATTGTTCGATCATCAACTAAACATAAGGACTATGCTGATATGCACGTTCTCATCCAAAACAAAAAGACCAAGTCAACTAAATGCTCATGCGGCCGCGAGTGGCGGATGGTGGGGAAGTGGACGGCTCAAGTTTTAGCGCACGTTTAAGCGCCCGATCTTGATCGAGCCGGTAGCGCGATGAGTGTGCCGGCATACAGAACAGCTTGCTACCGCCGGTGCTGTCATAGCGGCATCCGCAAAAGGTACAGTACCTCATCTTCCTCACATATTTTTTTGCATGTCTTGGCATAAACATACTATAGCACCAGTTTTTTAACGGGGGTAAGATGTCATAATATGTTCTAATAGGCGTAAAACTTGACACGGCCGTTGTGGTGAATACTCGGTTTTCACGACCCATAATCATAAAGTCAAGCTGTCAAATCTAGTCATTGACAAAAAAGCAAGTTCGTGCTACAATGAGCTTGTTATGAAATCAATAACCCAAACAATCAAAAGCAAATACTACACATATCAGCCCGGCGAGTTCTTCCCGGTTTACTCCGGTGACGAGCTGATTAACAAGCGCGAGTTCCACAAGTACCGGATCGGCTGGATCCTGAAGCACCGCGAAGCCGCACTTTACCAATTTACGCACTACAGTAGCTAGTGATATAATCGTAAGCGTAAATGCCGCCACTGGTTTTTATGCTTATCCATTGATAGCCCTCCGGGGCTATTTTTGGTATGATGCGCTTATGACTTTTATATTCAAGCGCGGCGGCCAGTCGCCGAAACTCGTGACTTTTACCGATCTACCTAGCTTCCAGGCTCAGCTCGGCACTATCGTCAATATCCTCCGTTCGTACTAATGCTATAATTCGGGTATCAACTAGCAGGAGAACACTCATGTCAAAAATACTTCATAGCGTCGGTGACACTTTCAGTACCGCAAAGGGTAGCTTCGAGGTCGTCGCTACTAGTGAGCATACGGCCGATGGCGCCGATCCTTATCATACTTACACGATCCGCGAGAAGACTGAGCTCGATGCCGCTCGGCAAGCCCAGGCTGATCTCGAAGCCGAACAAATCGAAGCCCAGAAAGTAGCCGAAGAAACCCAGGCCGCCGAAGACAAGCGGATCGCCGATCTCCACGCAACAACTCACGACCCAGAACTCAAGCAACTCGCCGAAGACGATCAAGATCGGCTCGACCACATCCAGGCCGGCGGCGTCCGATAATGGCCTACCGCGAGCTCCTGAACGTCGCGGCCGGCTGTGAAGGCCAGCTCGAGGCGATTATCAACGCGCTCGACAACCACGAGAACCCTCCGCAAGAGATCGAGGATCTGACGAACCTCCTCGAGTCAGCTATCCAGATCTGTAAAACTATCACCAGCAAGGGTAACGATGAGCCAGAAGAAGCCCCAGCCGATCAGCCAGCAAGCGCCGCCGATCCTCAAACTGTCGCCGCTCCAACAGCAAGCGCTGACACAACTGCTCAAGCCCCGAACATCTTCGAGTCCGATCCCGAAGATCCGCGTGCCGAAGCGTAAGTGATATACTGCTCCCGAGGCGCGAATATATAGACGACGGGTTGCCTTGATATATAGTCGCCAACTGGTACACGCGCGGCCGCGTTTTGTGCTCTGCCAGTGAGGAAAATGTAACCGGCGCCTCTGCCAAGTTATCCCCAATTTTATACACATATCCCCAGATATTCACGCAAAACTTACAACGCTCTTATGCCTGATTTTGTGCTATGATGAGAGTCCGATAGGTTCAATGTTTCGCGACTGGCGACCGATCGGATCCACCTCTGTAAATTAACAGGGGCATATGCTTTACACGATCACTAGGGTATGCTAATCTATCAGATAGCGAAACATTGAGCCACCACTCACCCCAAAATTGTCAAAGCGGCGCCCCAGAAAGGCGTCGTTTTACATGAAGGGCTTCGGCATATACGTCAAGAACAATCTGCTCGAACCAAAACACATAGAGAATATGGACGCGGCCGTATGGCTGTATTTATGGCTCCTGGACAAAATGACCAGCGTCAACGAAAACGGAGTCGGTAAAGTCCTGGGCGGACAGCCGATCACTTACTCGCTCATCAATGCCGAACTCGGACTATCCGAGCGTACTTATCAGCGGTGGGTGTCCAAGCTCCGCGAGACCGGCTACATCAAGACGATCCGGACGCCTTACGGTTTAGTCATCACGGTCAATAAAGCCGAGAAGATTTTCTCCTCAAAGAGAACCGCCAAAAGTGGCGTATCTAAGAAGTTATCAGTTACGCCAAAAGTGGCGGAACACTCCAAAAGAGATACGCCAAATATGGCGGAGAGAACCGCCAAAAGTGGCGCCGAGACCGACAAATATGGCGGATCTAATAAGACAATACAAGACAATACAATTAACAATACAAATACTACTAGCGTAGTAGCCGATGGCTCGGGACTTCCTCCATTACCTAGTTATGGTAAACCGGAAATCTCCGAGCTCTTTTCATACTGGGCTCAAGCCTGTCAGTTCAATATCGAAAGCCGAGTCCAGGCTAATCGCCGGGCGGCGTCGAACCTCTTCAAGAAATACGGCACCGAGAAGATGCACCAGCTCATCGATGGCGTGGCACTCACTCACTCGGATCAATACGCGCCCAGGATCTCGGACTTCTGTGCTCTTCAGCAAAAGCTCCCTGATCTGATAGTATGGGGACGTAAGAAACACGGCTCGAGTCCGGTGGAGGTGATATCGTGATACTCAAAATGACAGATCGGACGGAGATGTTCATCGACGAGCGTGAAGGCGCGGCCGTCAAAGCGGCACTTACCAAGTCGAGCGAGGGCTTCGTCACTGTGCGCGGCGTCACGATCAAAAAGACCTCGATCTCCAAGCTCGAACCGGGCGGCGTGGATCCCCGGACTGATTTATTCCATCAGCCAACAGCCGGCGAGCTACCAACTGGCAAAGTCTGCCGCGCCGAGAAGTCACTCGCGAAGGAGCTGATGCGTATCGCGACAGTAGCCAAAGACTTCAACTTGCTCCGCGATCCGAAGTGGCGAGCGGCCGAGACCAAGAAGCTCAAAGCCAACGGTCAGATCTGGTGTGATGCCAAAGCCGGGACGTGTGCTTGTGTCGATCCGGTGCCAGCGATTGCCTAGCCAGGCATCGCGATTATGCTATAGTGTTCTTTAACAACTTGTGAACGTAACACCCCGACGAGGACTATGAAGAACTACCCGATTATCAAGCCAACAGAAACATTTCGCGGCGGCGTTATCCAGAAGCAACTCGATCTCCGCGATGTCGGCGAGTTCCTGGGTGAAGATCTCCATCAAGTGATCATCGGCTCAGTAGCCGCAACGCAACAGTGGATGATTACCGAGCTACCCTCGTTCCTACTCCTCACTCATCGACAGTTCGTCTCGATCATGCCGTACACCGCTGAGATGATGTACACCGAGGATCGTTTTTACAAAACAGCGCTCAACGTCATGGAGATCGTGGTCAACATCGAAGACGATACAGTCCATGAAGGGGAAGTGCTCGAGACGTTTGATCCGATGGTACTAGCCGCCGGCAACGAACCAGGTCTGATCGAAGGCGGTGATGTAAAGCCGAATAGCCGGTGGGCGAGATGAGTGATGCTCAATCGTTCGTGTCCGGCGATAAAGCTCAACTGGAGCAGGGCAGGGCAGTCGCGGAAGGGGAGGTGATTGCCAAAGCAAAGCAAAAGCGAGCTCCAAGACCGCGACAGATAAAAGCCGCTCAGTTATTTACCGATAATGTTAGAAAAGGCTCGCCCAAAGCCGCCGGTGAGATTTTGCGCGAGGCTGGGTACGCACCGTCAATATCACAACAGCCGGGCAGGATCATCAACGCTGACAGCTTTCAAGATCTGTTAGCTGAAATGTTACCCGATGATCTCCTCCAAAAGACTCACAAAAAGCTCCTCACCGCCAAGAAGATCGAGCATATGGTCTTCCCACTCTGGCAGGATCCCGACGCTGAAGTTCCTCTCGAGGGTGATATCCCCGAAGAGTATCTCGAGGCTCAAGGGCATGGCGGATCTCTCAAGCGCAAGCATAAGGTCGTCGAGGGTGCCAGCCTGTCCGATGATGACATCACTGAGATGCTGATCGAGGTCAACTGTACCGTACGGAAGATCGTACACGGCGAGACCGCCCGGCACGTTTATTACTGGGCTGACGACTCAAAGTCTCAGCACAACGCCCTCGAACTAGCGTATCGACTCAAAGGCCATCTGACGAAGGCTGACAACGGCGGCGGCGTCAACTTCAATCTGTTCACTGGCGGCCAGATGTTCATCACGCCCGGGGAGTCTGAAGAGTGAAAGTCCTAGTCTTCGAGATCAGGTGCCGGCCGCACGATGTAGCCGAGACGGTGAAGGTCAACGGTGCCAGCACTCTCAAGAACATCGACCTCGGATATGATCGCGTCGCCGAGCGTATGGTCGATCGCGACTGTGATGATTACTCTGTTACCTATGCCGTAACCCGGGACGACAATGTACGCCCGGCGCTCAAACCCCACTCGGAGATATCATAGATGACGTCAAAGACTGCCTACAGTGTCCAAAAAAGCCGGCGTTTTATTCCCGACTGGCTCAAATCTATCTCACATATGAGACTATCAGTCATAAATGACTATGTGCCACTCCAGCGCCACCCCTTCATCGGCTTCAACTGGTACCGCCTGATCGACTGCTCCTTCGGCAAGCGACGGATGATCGACCGGGTGATCTATGCTCAAGTGATCATCTTCAGCTATGGCTTCCAGCTCTGGGGGCGAGCATGAAGGTCAAGCCTGGCAATTACCTATGTTATGCGCGTCCAGGTCATCAAGTCTGTCGACACGCTCGAGCTCTATGGCTGAAGCAAGACTGGGAGCGACGAGTCACCGCCATGCTCATACCGTCACCGATCAAGCTACTCGGATCGGGGCTGTAATGGATATCGACTACAAAGGCTTCATCGAGCAATACTTCTTCCTCAAGACTAAGAAGGGCGAGATCATACCGTTCAAGTTCAACGCCGTACAGAATATGTGGTATGACCAGCTCCTCGAGAGCTATGGCAAGCCACTCCAGGGCATCCGCGAGAACGATCTCAAAGGTCGACAGTTCGGTATCTCCACTGTGATCGCCGGCATCTTCACCACCGACTTCATCATGTCAGCTCGAGGCTGGATCCCACTGACTGACTCCGAGATCTACTCCTACCGCGATAAAGACACCGAGGCGCACTTCCAACGCGTCAATATGTTCCTGGACAGCTACCTCGTCACTGAAGTCGGCGGCGACTACCGCGACGCTAAGCAACGGCTCGAAGGGCTCAAGCTCCGCAACACTATCCTCAAGACCGACACCACGAACCTACTCGTCGCCAAGAATAGCACTCAGATCCAGACCGCTACCGCTGGCGCTAAGGTTGCCGGACGTGGTAGCACCAAGCAGAACATCCACTGGTCAGAGGTCGCCTTCTACTCCAACACCACGATCCTCGACGCTGAGACGCTCGTCACTGGTGCCGAAGAGCAAGTGCCTCAAAACTATGGCAAGATCTTCCGCGAAACTACTGGCAACATGGCCGGCGACTTCTTCAGCCGCGAGTACACGTCAGGCAAGGACGGCAAGTCTGAGTTCAAGAGTCGCTTCCTCGCCTGGTATCTTCACAAGGAGTACACCACTCCAGCCGAGCCCGGATGGGTTGCACCTGAATACTACAGCCGCTTGATCGAAGAGGGCATGGCAACACCCGATCAGTGTTACTGGCACTATCAGAAGACTCGCCAGCTCACCAACAAGAAGCGGATGCGCGAGTACCCGACCTATGACTACGAAGCCTTTATGATGGCCGGCACCACGTTCTTCGATGACTTCGCCCGGATCTGGCATACTAACCGGATCAAAACACCAATCAAGACCGCCACTTACGCGGAGGCGTTAGGATGACCATGCAACACTCACTCGGCTATCTCAAAGCCAAAGCCCAGATCATCAACCTCAAAAATGGGACGGTTCAGATCGTCACGCCTGAGCCGATCGACCATGAGACCGCGACTCAGATCTTCCGCCAGGGTCTCCATGAGCTCGTCAACACCGAGTATCAGCACAATCACGACCAGGGCATCACTGAAGAAGAGCTCGAAGTGCTTCACAACTTGATCGAAGGCGTACTGCCGCCGGAGGACTTCGATGTTATTTAGCCGCCTACTCTACCGCCTCGGCATCCTCAAGAACCTCACGATCGTCCGGGATCGCAACGGCCGCGCTATGGTCACGCTTCACCGTACCGACGATGCCAGCTCAGATATCCGCCCGGATGTCCGCTTCGCCAAGCTCGACGATAAGACGTACATCGCCAACGGTGTCGATCCACTTGTCGTCCATGACTTCACCGGCCAGCCCCGATCGGTCTATATGCCTATGCCAAAGGTCGAAGATGGCACGCTCTTCCCACTGATACGCAAGCTATCAGGCAAGGACAAGCTTAAATGAGCGAAGTAGTCAACGGCTTCAGACTCTTCCGTAACATCAAGCCCGGCGAGTTCTTCGTTGTGTTCGGTGATACCTCTCAAGGCGGCATCGACTCCAACTTCGTACAGTTCGGCTCGAAGACTAGCCGCGATATACCGCTGATCCTACAGATGCAAGGCGTCGCCAGTGAGATGACACCCTTCCTTCGTGACGGTCTGAACTGGATCTACAAGAAGACCGGCGTCAAGCCTGTCGTCGCCCTGGAGCGCAACAATGGCGGCTCGAGCGAGATGCACAACCTCATCAAGTACAATGATGGATCGTACCGGATCTACTACATGAGGGACGAACTCGGCAAGCCTGACGGTGATAAGCCTGGATGGGATACGACCGGCGGTCAGTTCGGCACCGGCACCCGGCCGAAGATGCTCGGTGACTGGCTCAAGGCCTTCGAGTCCCAGGCGATCACTATCTACGACGAAGAGACGATCGCTCAGCATAACACCTTCATCGTCTCCAAGAACGGCAAGCCCGAAGCCGCTCCGAATACCCACGATGACGCCGTTATGTCGGCCGCCGGGATGTGGCAACTCTTCCAGACTGAGAACCCGATCACGAAGAAACACCGTCGTCCGGACAAAAATAAGCGCTTAAAGATGCATATCTAAGGAGATCACTCATGTTGCAAACGCCACCACATACCAAAGTTAAAACCTTCCGCCCTCAAGACGATGGCTCGACCGTCATCGACAGTCACTCGACCTTCAAGGATCTATCGAGCACCAGCCAGGAGATCACTCGCACCTTCGACACTAGCCGCGATACCCTGGCCGCTGACTTGATCATGCACTCCGAGATGATCCGTAATGCCGAGACCCCGGAGCTCGACCTGAAGATCACAACCGACAAGAAGACCGGCGAGCCGCGCTTCATTGTTGTTACCTGGCTCGTGAACAAAGAATACTATGGGCGCTAGTAGGCAACCACAAGCGGTTATGTTATATTTCTTACAGATAAACAAACGGAGTCAGCAGAATACCTCGACGAAGCCCTGCCCGATCCTCAAAAGGATGTAATTAGTGGCTTACCTCGACGAAGAAGAAATACTACAGGCATATGAAGACTCAACCTCTGAAGCCGATCAATGGCGTATCGATTATCCACAGTACGAACGACTAGCGGACAACGGTCTCCTCGAGGATCTCGACGAGAACCTTCCCGAAGTCAACGACGGCTCGCTCGCCGCCTCGCTCTTCAAGCTCGCGAAGCGCGTTATCAAAAAGAACCTGGGCGGCCAGGCCGTCGCTCTCGATCGCGACGACGAGTGGATCACAACCCTCGCGAATATCTACTGGAACAAGAAGATCTTGCCGAACGCCAAGAGCAAGGCAACACCGCGTCGCAAGTGGAAGGATGCTGTCCGTAAAGCCGCCATCTTCGGCGGTCAACCGATCATCACCCTGTTCGTCCAGCGCGGCAACTACCGAGGCGCTGACTTCATCGTCCCTTATGCTCAAGACGTCAAGCTCGAAGCCGGCAAGGACTCCGACGAAGACTCAGATATCATCTTCTGGGACGTGTATTACTCCGATCTCCAGATCGACAACATGATCGAGGAGGCCAAAGAAGAGCTCGCCGATGCCGGCACGCCTTACGTCGCCAACGCTAAAACCAAAGACTCAGACAATGACGGAGACAGTGATAAACAGCCCAAGAAGGGCGATCGCAAGGTCAACTCCAGTCAAGTCACCAACACTGGCGCTCAGATCGAGAAGTACGACTCCAAGACCGAAGATGATGAGCCTGATGATCAAGTCACCGAACCTTATAACCGCTGGGATATCGATGCTCTCATCGCCATCCGTAAGTCTGACGCCAAGCAATCACGCTCCGGCCGCGAAACTCCAAAGGGTGAAACTGGCAAGGGTGTACGCAAGACCGGCCACCACTTCGTCATCGCCTTCCAGCGTGGCGTCGATGCGCCGTTTAGCATGATGCACCTCTCGAGTAAGAAGTGCGTCCGCGAGTGGAACAACCCCGATCCAACTGGTGACGTGCCAGTCCATTATCTCTACTGCTACCAGGACTTCGTCAACCCTTACGGCATCGGCATCGTCAAGCTGGCCGGCGGTACTCAGAACGTCCTCGACTACATGAGGCAAGCTGACGTCCTGGCGACTCAGCTCGGACTCCGCCCACCGAAGCAGATCATCGGCGACGAAGACGAGGTCGACGAAGACTCACTTGTCTACGCTCAAGATGCGAACTGGTATGTCGGCAACGCCAAAGTCGAGCGTATGGAGATGGCTAACGGCGTTTATTCTCAGCTCCCCGGCAGGATCAATATGTACAAGCAGTCGCTCAATAACCTACTGCCACAGGGCGACACCAGCATCGCGGCCGACAATGGCGATCCTAACGCCTCCAAGACACCAGCTGGCGTCAAGTTCGCCGCCGCTAACCTATCCATCGACGACGAGGACTTCTCTGAGAACGTCGAAGAGGCCTATGCCGCCGTCTCCAAGTCGATGATCAATACCGAGTTCGCCAATATGCAAGGCAACGATCTCCTCCAGCTCTCAACTGACGAGCGCGATCAGCTTATGAAAGCCGGCCTCGAGTTCCCTCTCGATCAGACCGGCCAGCCTACCAAACAGCTACAGATCATCTGGGACAACTCACGCGCTACCTTCGACTTCGAGATCGATCCATCGACCAACAACCTCACCAGCGACGCCGAACAGGTGACGGTGCTCCAGGACGTCATAAAGACCATGACACCTCAGACGATTTACTACCTGGCACAGGCCGGCTGGAAGTTCGATATGGGTGAGACGCTGTATGCCATGCTCTCCAAGATGAACCTCGTGAACTTCAACGCTGTCATCCAGAAGATGACCGACGAAGACAAGCAAAAAGCACAACAGCAACCCTTCCCGATTATCGATCCTCCTCAGATCCGACTTACCGGCAAGATCCCGACCGCCGCTATGGGCGCCGCGTTACAAAGTGGTGGTGTCAACTTACCTCAAAACGCGAACCTCATGGAAGAGAATATCGACTATGGCGACATTATGAAAGACGCCAGCACTACCGTCCAGGAGAAGGCTCAGATCAAGCAGATGGCCGGTATTACGCCCGATCCTAACGCTCAAGAACAGCCTCCCGAAGGCGCTGTAGCGGTTACGCCCGATCCTAACGCCGAGACCGATCGTGCCCTCAAGACCGACGCCCAGGCTCACCAGCAAGCCCTCGAAGCTGAGCGACTGAAGATTGACAAGGGTAAGCTCATGCTCGAAGCCCACAAGACCTTCAACCCACCTCAGAAAGATGGCGCTCCTACCGATCCAAAAGCCGCCGGCGCTCCAACTGAGCCGCAAGGTGCCGCCGCTCCGACCAAGCCTAGCAACGCCCCGGCGCTTGATATGGCTACCGCCCAGGCTCACATCAAGCAAGTCATGGAGCTTTACCACGTCGACGCTCACGTTGCCGCCGCCGCCCTCGAAGCTGAACGCCAGGGCTACCCTATCCAAGAAGTTATTGCCGGCATGAAACGTAACTCAGGCGTCCCGGTCGCCGCTGGAGGTGCTCAGTAATGGCTGGAGAACGAAACGACGGATCCCTGAATACTGGCATGAGTAGCGCCGTCGAGCGCCGCGCTAAAGAACGCCTGGACGAACAGCTTCGCAAGCGCTCCGGTGAACGCGATCAACTGACGCCCGGCGCCGAGATCCTGATCGCCTGGATCAACAAGGATATCAAGGACGTCGGCAGTATGGAGACGAAGATCCTCGGCATGGACTTCGACGAGCTCCGATCCATGATCCCACTGGCCGCTCGTATGAACGTCGACAATAAAGATCTCCTGATGGCTCAGGTACTCGCCCAGGCGATGCACATCGAGTGGCTCAAGTCCGCCAAGAACCGGCTCAAGAACACCCTCAGAGTCGCCAAGCGTGCCGATAAAGAGGCCGAGGAAGCTCGCAACGCCGAACTACCTCAAGCATGGCAGGACGCCGCTAAGACGCCAGCTCCGGAGCCCAAGAAATGAGTAACCGCGACGAGTCGATCAAGCTAGACGTCCCGAAGCCGGTGCCGTACGTCAATCAACTGGCCGAAGCTCACGCCGCCCAAGAGGGTTTAAGCCGGGAGCAAGTCGCGACCATGATGAAAGAACAGTCGGAGTCGACCTTCGATCCGGAGACTGCCACGCCGGTACAGCATCACTGGGTCGATCGCGGTCTTAAATTAAGCTGTGAAGGAGCAACTCACCCCAATCACCACATCTGGAAGAGACACTAGCCAGGAGCTCGCTACCTGGTGCCGAACAGTACAGCGGCATCAGATAGGGAGCCCCTCCGCCCCCCGGATCGCCACGTTACGGTTGAAATGGACTGATATTGAGGACTCGTCCGCCTTGCTAAGTAAAGGAGTGAATTATGGCTGATAAAGAAGCCGACACTACATCATTTTCAGCAGAGGGTGAACTCACCGAAAAAGATCTCGAAGCCTTCCGGGGTGACTGGTCTGACGGCGAGCAAGCCGAAGAAAAAACGCTCGACAGCAAAGGTAATCTGGTCAAGGCCACGACCGATGACGATGCTTCCGACGACTCTGATGAAAGCGACGAGTCAGATGAAAAGGCTGACGACTCTTCCGAAGAAGAGGCTACCGATGAGGGCGCCTCCGATGACGAAGAAACCACCGAAGAGGATGAGAAAACCGAGGGCGATGAGTCCGACGAGTCCGCCTCCGAAGAGGACGACAAATCTTCAGATAAGGATAAGGGCACCACTCTATCCCCCGAAGAGCAAAAGCGCCACAATGACGAAATGGCTAAGGCTCGGATTGCCGAGCGCGAAGCTCGAAACCGCGCCCGGCAAGCTGAGACGCAAGCTCAGGAAGCCACTATCGAGCGCTATTTGCAAGATGCCGGTGATGATGAGGCTGAGAAAGCCCAGCGGCAACTTAATGTCGACGCCTGGCGCGTCAAAGAGGAACGGATCCAACTTAACCAAGAACGCCTTGATGCTGGTATCCAGCGAGCGTTTGCACAGGTACCGATGCTGAACACAGGATCGGATGCCGCTAAGGAAGAGCTATCTGCTTCACTCGACGACTTTGAGGCTCGCTTCATAGTCAAAGACGAAAAAGGGCGGCCTACCGCGATCCGTAACGATCCAGCGACAGGTCAGCCGGCCGATGTGGTGCAATTTTTACAAGCTAAAGCTAAGTCTATCGAACGACTTCAAGGCGACGGTGCGACGAAACAGGTGAGCGCGAAATCGAAAGAAAAATCGCGCACGATGACACCGCCAGTACGCGCACCGAAAAAAGAGAAAACCGATCCAGCGATGGACGCTTTCAAGGCCGAAGCCGCTCGTTACTAGACTTGCACCACCTAAGAAAGGTAAAACAGAGCTATGCCTATTAACCTAGCTACCAAGTTTGCCCCAGTCACATCCGACCTGTTGAAAGCACGTCGTAAGACTGAGGGCATGGTGAACCAGGACTGGGACTGGGACGGAGTCGGCGCGATCAACGTCTACACCCTCGCTGATCCGATCATGGGTAACTACAACGCCAACGGTTCAGGAAACCGTTACGGCAACCCGACCGAAGTCGAAGACACGATCCAGACCTTCACGCTTGTCCGTGACCGATCGTGGGCGAAGATCATGGACAAGAAGAATAAGCAGGACACGCTTGCTATTCGCAACCCTGGAGCCTTCCTAGCGCAAGCGACGAAGAACGTACTTGTACCAGAAATGGACACCTACATCCTCCAGACCATCGCTACCGCCGGTGCCGGTTCGTCTCGCGACGCTATCGTTGCCAAAGCGGTAACAACCTCGGCGAACGCCTTCAGCAACTTCACCACCATTAACGCTCAGATCACCGACGACGAGTGCCCTACCGAGGGTCGTGTCTGTGGTATGACCGCGAACTACTACAACTTGCTCAAGCAGTCCGGCTTCGTGCTGAACGCTGACAACGCGTATGAGGATCGCAAGACTGGCAACCTCGGCTCTGTCGACGGCGTGCCTGTCCAAATCATCCCATCGAACCGTATGCCGGCCACATCTGGCGCGATCGACCTGGTGATCACTCACCCAAGCGCGACCGTAGCTCCGGAAAAGCTGGAGGACTACACACTCCACAACAACCCTCCGGGCATCAGCGGCGACTTGCTCGAGTACCGACACCGCTATGACACCTTCGTTGACGCGAACCGTGTCAAGTGTATCGGTCTCCACGCCGTAGCCTAGATCCTTCGGATCACTAGCAATTTTTGCTCGCACCTTCCGCTCCAATTCAATAAATGTAATCAGGAGATACTCCTATGGCACAACACGATCCAAAGATCGAGGGGACAACCACCCAGGCCAAAAAAGAGCTTACCTGGAAAGATAAGCTCGAGCAGGGCAAGCCGCTCAATTCTTTCGACGAAGTCAAAGCTGACGCTGATTTTAATCACCGCCGCCGCGAACGAGAAGAAGCCGAAAAGAAGCGCTTCGAGGCCTTGAAATCGGCCGGCCGTCTAACCGGAACTGACGCTGACTTTGCCGAGTCAGATGTCGACGACGACGGTAATGTCATTAACTCTAACGACGGCAAGAAAGGTAAATAACCCATATGCCTAGCATTGAGTTCCCAGCATCCGGCCACAATGAGTTCGTCGCTGTAGCAGGCGCGAAGACTCTAGCCCTAACCGACGAAGGCATCGTGCAGAACGTGACAGCGTCAGCCGTCATTACCCTGCCAGCCGCCGCCGCCGGTCAGACGGCCAAAGTCCGTATCGGTAAGGAAGGCTTGACTGTTTCAGTCCTGCCAGTCGGTGCCGACACCGTGACGGGTAACGGCTTCACGCCGACCGCCCTGAAGGGTGTAGTGTTCACCAACCAGCCAGCCGGCTCGCTCGTCGAGCTCGTATCTGGCGCCGCGACTTGGCACATCAGCAAGTTACTCGGCACAGCCACTCGAACACCGTAATCTTACGGCCGAGGGCGGTATATCGCATCGATCTCCGGCATTGTGCCGGGACGCGACAACCGCCCTCTCGAGGGTCTTTATAAGCCCCTGAGCTCCACCAGTGGCGGACTTTAGGGACTTTATGGGCTCTCTGTTACTATAAAATCATTAACGAAAGGACAAGCATTATGTTCAGCGACAAGAAGGGTCAGAACCAGAACCCACTGACCACATCACCAAAATCAGCGCACGTCATGGGGCATGGTAGTACCAACGCCAACATCGACCGCAAGGGCACCTTCAAGGGTACGACCAAAAAGACCACCAACGTCAATACCAAGAAGAAAACCAGCCCGAGCGCGGCAACTGGCTCCTTCGGCAAGGCGACAAAAATCGCCAGTGGCAAGATGAACTTCAGCAAAGGCGCACCCGGCCACGAGCGCGGCGTCATCAAATAATATTAAAGTGATATAATTCGAGCTAAAGAGCGAAAAGTCCGCGTCGTCGTCAGTAACTAGCCTGTCAAAGCCGTTACCTCTCAATAGCAACTTCTATAAGAGGTAATTTATGGCAACCGCAACACCACAATATGTAGGTAACAATGACTTTCGAGGGTACATTAGTTATCTTGCCGCCAACACCAGCAACCCAGTCGAAGCGGCCGGCTATAAGAACCTACTCGGCGTCGTCGGTAACGACGGAAAACTAAACACCTCCAACTTCCAGGGGCTCGATACCCCCTTCGGTTATTCAGCCGGCTCCAATGGCGCTAGTAAAGTCCAGGGCGACGTCTCGAACCTGTATAACAACTGGCAAAATAACGTCCTCGGCGCCAGCAACTCGACCGGCGGATCCACCACGCCTGACACAAGTCAGTCAGACCTTGCTTATCTCGATAGCCAGGACGGATCACTTCGCCAACAGCTCACCAGCGCCGATCAAGGCCTGAACGATGGTCTCACTCAGCTCGAGGATACCTACAATCAGCAACACGGCCGAACGACCGCTGATCAGGCAACGGCCGACGATGGCTTCAACACTCAGCGTACTCAGACCACGCAAGACAAGCTCAAGGCTGTCGATAGCGCCAACATGGGCGGTTATACGCTCGCGAACAGCGTCCGGCGGATCCTCGGACTTGCCGGCGGATCGAACAGCTCAGCCTTCCAGGTCGCCGCTCCGAAGCTCATCGCTGACGACACGACTAGCAAGCGCCAGGGTATCAATGACACCTTCACGCGTAACTATGGCACGATCGACTCGTCTCAGAACGCCACCGATACCAAGTTCTCGAGAGCCCTTCAAGACCTTGCCGATCAGCGCAAGCAAAAAGAGGAAGGTCTCCGATCCGGCATCCTTCAACAGGAGCAGGATATTCAGAGTCAGCTCGGCCAGAACGCCCTCACTCGTACTCAAATCAATGGTGGAGGCTATGCCGCCGCGCACGCCGCGATCGCACCGTCTCAGAACGCCGTCGCCGACAATCAGTCGAAGATCGACGCGCTCTTCGGTCAGTTCCGAACACCTTACGCTGTCGGCGATACCGCACCAGTGGCGGCTAACACCGACAGCTATACCGTCAACCCGACAGCGCTCAACACTGGCGCCGGAGCCGGTACTGACACGAACGGCGACAACACGCCGATCCTGTCATCGCTACTCAAGAAGTTCCAGGGACAGGCCGTTACACCGGCCGCCGCTTAACAAGGAGATCACTCTATGGGCTGGAGCCTACAACGTGTCTTCAATGACATCGTTCACCCTGGTCAGGGCAACAATAACAACCAAAATAATCGCCCGGCAGTCACACCGCCACCGGGTACTAATTTGCGTAACCTCCAGGCACCACAACAACAAGCGCCCCAGATCCCCGGCGTTCAAGCTCCTCACCTCACCTTCGGTACTCCGCAAGCTCCAGCCTTCCACGTCGCGCCGCCGACGCCTATTCAAGCGCCTCCAGCGCCAGGCGTCCCGGCTACCGCGACGAAGGTTTATCACGATAACAGCGGCAACGTCACCGGATGGGAGGATCCTACCGGCTCACACCTAACGCCAACAGGCCAGGCCGCGCAAGCTAAAAGCAACGGCGACACCCGGTCGCTGAGGTCAAAACTCTGGGATCAGATCAACCCGGCCGACTCTGGCCGCTCCTTCAGTCAAGACAGCACCACGAAGCAAAATGACTCTGTTATCCACGCTATTACCCATAACGGCATCACGAACACCGCCGGCAACGTGATCGCCAAGCCGATCGTCAATACTGTCACTGGCGATATCGTCGAGCCAAGCCGATCAATCATCGCCGAAGCTACCGGCAATAAACAGGCTCAGGCCGCCGCTGACGCTCGAGCCCAGGCTGATCAAGCCGCTTCCCTGCCTCAGATGATCGTCAAGCCGTTCGCGAAAACCGCCTATGGTCTCGGCAACGTACCGGATGCACTCCGGGGCGAGTTCGATGCCATGAGTAGCGATCCGACGATCCGCCAGTCCGGTATCGATAGAACCACCAGGGCTCAAAAGCGCGTCTTCGGTACCACTGACTCCGGAGAGATAGCCAAGCAGATCGCCGGCAATACCGCCGCCGAAATCGCTATGGTAGCCGCTCCATCTGTCGCCGGTGCGGCCACTGACGTCGTTTCACCTTATGCCGCCGCCTTGCTCGGAGCAGATGTATCGACGCCAGCCACCGAAGCCGCTATCCAGGCAACGCTCGGCTATGGTAGTAAAGAGGTCGCTCCAACGCTCGAGAGTGCCGCCGCTCAGCGTCTTCTTACTGGTGGCATCGAATCCGCCGCCGGCGCTCCGCAAGGTGCCGCGATCAATACAGGCATGGTATACGGCGATCATCCGAACGTCACCGCTAAAGAAGCAGAGGCCGCCGCGATCCAGGGTGGCGAACTCGGTGCCGGCTTCGGCTTCGCTGGAGGCGCTCTCAGGACGCCAGTCGATCCAAACGCCCCGAAGATCATCCAGGTCGCGCAAGAGGCTAAGAACGCACAGGCGGCCGCCAAAACAGCACCTCCGAACGCTGACGTCGTTGCTAAGCAAGCCGATCCTGTCGATCAGCTCCTCAGTGATGGCAAGAAGAAAGTCGCCGCGCTTGATACTCAGATGGCGAAAAGCGACGCGCTTATGAACGAACTCGACGGCATCCAGGGCACGAAGAACGTCGAAAACCTCAATCAAACCCCGGCTGATGTCGGCAATATCGAGACTCCGAAGGCTACCCCGAAGAAGACCGGCGTCTCAGATCCACTCGTCCAGCAGATCGAACAGGCTCGCAAGAGTGCCGTCGGATCAGTCGCCGATGAGATACGCCAGGCTCAAGAGCGACAGCCTGGCGTATATGATCAGATGGGGCGTAACAGCGTCTATGTCGGTAAGGGCGGCCTCCCCGAAGACTATCAGTCGCTACCGAAGTTTATGAGAAGCCTGGATCCAAACAAGCAAGCGCTCGACGAGTGGGCGACAAACCTCGGCTTCCATAGTGAAGACGATCTCCTCCAGGCGATCCAGGACAACGCCCCAAGAAAGGGCATGACGAAGGCCGAAGCTCTGGTCGAGGCCGAGAAGCAACTGACGTCCGGCTCTCACCCGATGTCTGGCGCCTTCAAGCAGATCGATGATGCTCTCAAGGCTCGCCAGGACGAGCTCAGCCAGTACCCGAAGGGCACGAAAGCCCAGGTCAAGGTCAATACGAAAGCGCCGGCCGCTATGGATCAGGGCGAGTTCGAGTCGCTTATGAACACCCCCGAAGGCCGCGCCTCACTTACCACGAAGAAGATCCCGACTATCGATCCAAAGGCCGAAGTCCGCAACCCTGACGCTGAGCGCACCGTTCTCAACAGTCTTAACAAGGGTACATCGAACGACACTATCCTCGAGCAATACATGAAAGATACCGGCACGACACTCCAGAAGGCCGTCAAAGATGTCAGCCGCGTCGCCAAAGAAGCCAACATCGAGACCGGCCTCGGTAAGAACCCCTTGCTCGCTGAAGGTGCTAAGAACGCCCCTCAAGACTTGCCTACCGTCGGCGAGGGTGATTATAAGCAAGCGACGCTCAATAGCCGCTTCGTCCAGTCCAAAGAGCAAGAGCTCGGATCCCACGCGCTCCAGGACTACCGATCGCTATCAGCTCACGATCAGATGCTCCTCAAGGATATCGAGCAAAACACCGTCACGAAGGTCGCCAAAACTGCCGAGGATCCTGCCGCCTTCAAGCAAGCCCAGGAGTCGCTCCGTAATTACTTCGATACCCGGCACGCGTATGACACCAAGCTCGGCCTCGATGTCGGCTACCGCACGAACTATATCCGCCACTTCTTCGATAAAGTCGCCGAAGAGGGCGATATTGTACCGACCGGCGACGAGCAACTTCACGGCGGCGGCGCCAATAAGACGCCCGGCTATACCAAAGCTCGAACGATCGAGTCACAGGCTAAGGACGTCGGTGATGCCCTCGAGCGCGATATCATGGGCTCCAGCTTCAACCACGCCAAACTCGCCTATGAGAAGGGTCTCAATGAGGCCTTCCCCGGCAAGATCGCCAACGGTGAGATCCCACGCTCCGGTAATGACGGCAAGTACGTCCAGATCCAGCATCCCTTCGGTAACGACCTCAGCGCTCCGAAAGATATCGCCCGGGAGATCAATAGCCGTACCTGGCAACCGAACGACAGCAAGATCCTCGACACTTACGATAAGGTCAACCGAGGTCTCAAGTACGTCAAGCTATCCGGTGGCCTCTTCCACGCCTTCACCGAGAGCGGCAACTTCGTCGGTCAACAGATCGCGTCCGGCAAGTTATTTACTGATCCTGCCGCGACTGGTCGACTGGCTAAGGTCTTCTTTAGCGACGACGCTATGCACCACGAGCTCTCGCGTATGGCTGATGATGGCGTACTCGACAAGGCTCACCTCGGCGGCCTGACGATCCGCTCGAAGGATATCCTCGCCGATGCCAACATTAAAGGCCTGGATAAGACTGATCCGAACGCTCTGGGCGGTGCCGGCGAGAAAGCGGCCAAGTACACCGGCATCCAGGCGATGCACGACGCCACCTTCCAGCGCGAGATCCCTTATGCTAAGCTCAAGATCTTCGAGCAAAAAACTCAAGGCCTCGATCCTACCGTCCCGGCTGATCTGGCTAAGATCCGCCAACAGGCCGACTCGATCAATAACCTCTTCGGCGGTATCAATCGCGAAGTCCAGGGCATCAAGCCGGCTAACTTCCGCTGGCTACAGCGCGGCCTCCTGGCTACCGACTTCACCGAGGGCAAGTTCGCCACTCTATTCAAGGCCGCCAACCTCAAGGACGGCTCCGCCGCCGCTACTACAGCCCGGCAAGCTGTACTCGGTAAAGCGCTCCTCTTCGGAGTCCTGGCGAGTGCTGGCGCCGCCGCTGGAGGCGATTACAAGGGTAAAAGCGCTAAGCAAGTCGCAACTGACGCCGCTGGCAACCTTATCGATCCGAGCTTCGAGATGGGCGGCTATAAAGTCGGCCTACCAAAAACTCACATCTCCGAAGTCGTCGACGCGGTCAAGCCTACCAATAAGACCGGCAAGGCCTGGAACGCTTCCGGCCTCCTGAGCTATGTCCAGAACCGCTCGGCCGCCTTGCCTTCCGAAGCGATCCAGCTCCTCAGTAATAAGAACTACTACGACCAACCGCTGTATGGCACGAACACCAAGAAGAACGGCGGCTCGAAGATCTCCGCGCCACAAGCCGGACTCAATGTCGCCCAGACTGTTCTCCCGATACCGTTCGGCCAGGCCACTAACACCGTCACCGGCAAGCAAGCGCCGGCCGCCGCTGTCGCTAATGTGATCGGCTTCAAGGCCAAGCCGAACCCCGACAACACTCAGAACTTGAACGGCGTCAACGTCACTCTGAACGATAAGCAGTCCGAGGCCTACCAGACCGCGCTCAAGTCCAACACCGATACACTGACGAAACAACTCACCAGCTCCGACGCCTACAAGAACGCCAAGCCGAACGATCAGGCGACGATGCTGTCTCAGCTCAAGAGCAATATCACCAGCGCCACCGCTCGCGACTTCAGCTCGAAGAATAACCTCGGCGAGTACGATCCAAGCTACAAGGGCAATCAGTCCCAGGCCAGCGCCAAAGAGCAAGATATCCTCAGCGGTACGATCAACCCCGATGCTTATGTACCGAAGTCCGGTAACACCGACACGGCCGCTGTCGCCGCTTTCAAGAAGTCCAGCGACAAGACCAAAGAGATCGGCGGTAAAACGTACTACAAGGCCGGCGACGGCACCGTCAAGAGCACCGATACCTTCACCTACAATAACGCCCAGGATAGCGCCCGGCTATCCTACCAGCTCGACCGCTTCAAGACGAACGACAACTATTCAGCGTGGAAGGCGGCCGCTAATCAGAAGCTCGATCAGCTCCAGAGTGAGGCAAATCACTATGATCCAGTAACTGAAGCCGACAAGCTGTACGCCCTCCAGAAACAGGCTATGTCGATCCAGGACGATATGACCAAGTACGACGGCTATGGCGGCCAGTTCACGAAGCCGAAGTCCGGATCGTCTCGTGGCAAGTCCAGCAACGGCATCAGCTACAAACTCTTCAACCCGAGCTCATACGAGAAATCACTCCGATCATTACTGGATGCGGCGAGGGTCTAAGATGTGCTATATTAACCATAAGAACTACAGAAATCGCGTCGCCGACCTGTCCATAAAAGGAGATCGGCGATGACGCTACAAAACTTCATAACAGAGGTAAATTACAACCTAAAGGGCACCGATGATACGGCGCCCGTCCTGGGTGATGACGACTGGGTGTACTGGGTCGTCGTGGCAAACAAAAAGAAGGCCGAGATGTACCGCGATGTAAAGCAGTCCTGGGCGTCTTCCTTCGTGAAAGCTCAGAGTCTCGGTGTTGTCGCCGCCGGCAACGTCGACACGCTCAGCTTCAGCTTACCGGCGAACTTCCTGGCCGCCGCCGATCATGCCTATGTGAAGCACACTGACGGCTCTTATAACGATATCCCGGTCGTCAAGCCATCAGAGCGCGACTACACGACCAAACAGCTCTATGTAGCCGGCCAGAACCCGATGAAGCTCTACTGGAGCCAGTCAATCGTCACCGGCGATCTTGATATCGGCGGCACGCTGTACCTCCCCGGCTTTTATGAGCCGGCTGATATCGACGCCACGCTCGTTGGTGCCTTCATCCCGGTCGACGATCCCCACTGGCTCGCTATGGCCGTCGCCGCCAGTGTCGCCGAAAACGACATCGAATATCAGGATAAGTTCCCAGATATCCAGGGACAGGCTAACGTACTTTATCGCAACATGGCACGAACAAACCGGCGCGGATCTCGCGGCCAACCTCGCCAGAGTGCCTATAACGTACCCAGGATCCGAGGCTTCTAACCATGCCGTATAAGCCATCCGGTACGCGCCCGAAGCGCCCTCGAACCGAGATCAACGTCCACCAGAACAAGTTCCCGGACGGTTATGTGTCGACGATCCCGAACGCCCGGCGCCGCCCGACTTCCCTGTCTGATATGACCAATATGTGCATCGAGCTCGACAACACGCCGCGCCCGAGGCCACCCCTAGTACGCTACCGAACTCAAGCCGCGAACCCAATTATCGGCCGAGGTAACTATCGCTGGAGCGGTGTACGCGGTATGTTCTTTATGCAAAACGTCGGCGGTGTCGGTAAGGTCTACTGGCAAACTGACGGCGGCACGATGAACCTGATCGGCGGCAACTACTCCGTGACGGCAAACTGGGCTGGCTTCTGCCAATCATCCGGCCGCGCTTACGTCTACAACGGCACCGACAACCTGAGCTATATCGACCTGGCGACCATGACAATCGTCACCTATACCTCACTCGCTACCCCTGTTATATCAGGCGTCACGAAGACCGGGCTCGTCGGGACAACTTATACCTATTACTACCGGATCAGCGCCAATAACGGCAACGGCGAGTCTATTGCTTCGATCGTCGGCTCTGTCCAGGTCGGCAAGATCCGCGACGCCTGGCTTGTCGGTACGGACTCGACGACCGTTTCCTGGGGCGCTGTGGCCGGCGCCACAAGCTACACCGTATATGTCGGCGACGTCACAACTCAGACGAACGAGCTGATCACGATCGCCGGTACCAGCTTCACCGATGACGGCTCTATCGCGGTCAACCCCTTCAACCTGGCACCAGAGGGCAACTCGACGCAAGGCGCGATCTTTAACTGGATGTACAACGACACCAAGAACTCCACCATCTACGGCATCGACAACGCCAATAACCTCTTTTACTCAGCTCCCGGCACCGGCGACTTCTCGCCTTTCAACGGCGGCGGATCCGTCGGCATCGACGTCAACGGCGACACGACGCTCAACTTCGTCACCGGCTTCCGTACTGGTAAGGGCGATCCAGTAATCACCGTCTCCAGCCGGGGCGCGGCCGGTAAGGGCAAACTGAACCACGTCACCTTCGATACGCTGACGATCGGCAACCAGTCGCTCACCTATCCGAACGTCTTCGAGGCGAACGGCCAGAGCGGTACCTATGCTCCACGCGCTACGATCGTCGCTCACGATAATATCTGGTATCCGACCGGCCAGGAGATCAAAACCACCGGCACGTCTCAGAACGTCGTCAACATCCTCACCACCAATACCACCAGTCAGGATATTCAGCCGGACGTCGACACGCTCAACCTTCAATATCTGTATAAAGCCTGTGGCCTCGAGCTCAAGGATCAGCTCTTCTTCGCCTTCCCAACTGGCGGCTCAACCGAGAATAACGAGCTCTGGTACCTCGATCTGTCCAGGAAGGGGCTCTGGGTACTCCGCTGGCCGCTGGCGATTAAGGATATGTGGCTGTACGAAGACAACAGCGGCTATACGCATTTCTGTGTCCTGATCAACAACATCATCCTCGAGCTTACTCGCGCCGGATCCACGCCTACGACTGACGACGGCACTCCGTTCCGTACTCGCCTGGCCTTTAGCTCCCTCGTCTGGGACGTCGACGGCATCACTCTCGCCACTATCCGCAAGCAATACGCTAAGCTCCTCAGTCCCCGAGGTAGGATCGTTATGAACGCCTACGGCCTGTCCAGGAAGGGCATCAGCACCTCGGCCGTAACCGACACCTTCTTGACCGAGACGTCGTTCACTGGGATCGGCCAGTGGGACTATTCGGGTAATTACAAGTATGGCGACGACCCGGGAGCGATCTCTAACTTCGGTAAACCGATGGCGATCCTGAAGGTACGGCCGAAGGGACTGATCAATCAGCTCGACTGGGAGATCATCACCGAAGACGCGAACTGTGACTATTTCTTGAGTACCGTAAACACTCGAGGCATAGGCCACCCAGATTTAATTTATAACGGCTAAGCAAGGAGATAACTCGATGCCATTAACACCAGCAACAACAGACAAATTACTAAAAGTCGGGCTTCCCGGTACCGCGACAACTCTCGCCGCGCCAGGATACACGACTGGCGTCACGACCGCGATCAACGTCGGTGCGACTACCAACTGGCCGACTGACACGCCGACCATCTTCGCGATGGACGCCGTCACTGTGGTCAATGGTGTCGCTACTCGAACACCTGGCACTTATGGCGAGTTCTTCGGTATCGTTACCGGATCCACGACGATCGGTAGCCTCCTGCTCCGCTACGGTACGCCTCAGAACTACGTCGCCGGCTCACTGACTCGCGTCTATATCCCGGTAGCCGGCACGCGTGAGAACGACCTGATCGACGCGATCCGCCAGGATCACAACGGTAAGGGCAATCACCAGACGCTCACCGATGACAATAGCAACCCCTGGCTCGGCCGTAACCAAGTCGCCAGCGCCGTCAACTATCCCCAGGTCAGCAACGCAATCGCCGGCGCCGCTCCGGCAATCGCGGCCGTCGGTGCCGACACGAACGTCGACCTCAAAATCGACGGTAAGGGTACCGGCGTCGTCAAGGTAGGCGGTGCCGTACCTCAGAAGTACGCCGCGACCTGGAACTTTATCGAGTCCGGCTGTGTCTGGACTGCCAACGCTGTCGGCTCGACACTGGTAGCATCAATGAGCGCCGGCTTTGTCTGGATCGGTGGTAAGCGTCTCAGCGTCGCCGCCGTTGTCAGCCGATCGTTTACCCTCAGCTCGGATACCTACATCGACTTCAAGGATAACGGTGACGGCACCGCTAACGTAACGTATACGGTGGTAGCGAACAACGCCGCGTCACCTGCCCTGGCTTCTTCTGGCACGTTCTTCGATACGCTCCGCAACGGTATCATCGTCACCGCCGCCGCCAACATCGCCACTATAAACAAGGTCAATAACGGCCAGCTCCGCGCTGATGCCCCGGTCGTCGCGACCTGTACGCTAACCGTCAACGACTCGATCGGCAACCTGATCGGCAACCGGAGTCCGTTGCCTCGCTTGCTCGGTTATCGTATCGGTGCCGCTACCGCTGTCGCCGGTACAGGTAGCATCGCCATCCCTGGTACGCTCTGCCCTGTTGTCTTGCCGATCGCCTTCCGCCGCGTTAAAGGTACGCTCAACGCACGCGACCACTACAACACCACCGCCAGCCAATACTCCGGCGTCAACATGAACAACAACACCGACTCCGTCCAGATCGGACCCGGTACATTTACGAACTCTGGCGGTGTTACCATCCCGGCCAATACCACCGGCTACGACAGCCCTCTCACGACTAACCCGACCTATCAAGGCTTCCTGTCCGCGCCTGGTGCCGGTACTGCTAACCTAGAGGCGCCGATTGTGATGATGGTGGAGATCGACTAATAAAAGGAGCCTATGATGGACGACGAAAATCACGAAGAGTGGCCGGTCGGATCTCCAGCCTGGCAAGCTCACCAGCGCGAGGAGATCGCGCTGATACCCGATATATTCTCCGAGGAAGAGGAAGATCCGGCTCTTCCCGGCACGTCGTTCAAGGCTAACACTTACAAGGCCGGCGACTCTCATATCTGGCAAAAAGGCGACAGTCTCTTCGATCTAGCCCAGGATATGCACGTCACGCGCGAGCGGCTGATGGAGTACAACGAGATCGAAGCCCAGCAAGAACTCGAGCCCGGTATTCCTATCTATTACCCGGTGGCCGGTCGGGATACCTCGAAGCGCGAGGTCGTCGTCGAAGTGTTGCCTGAAGCGCTACCGATGCACGTCCAGACGCCCGGCGGCGCTAAAAAGTGGACGTTCGGCAATATGAAGAAGTGGGCGGACGCTAAAGGCTCCGGCTTCTTCCCTCAGAATACCAACCTCACGATCGTCGCTACGGTCAAGATCCCGATCCTCGATGAGAACGATGAGGAGATCGAAGCCGGCTATTATCTGGACTCCCTGGCGCTTGGTGACTATTCTACAACAGGGCGGATCAAGTGGATGGTCGGCTATATCTGGAGCGATCTCGCTGAAGGTCATATCGATCCAGTACCGAAACGCAAGCCGGCGCCACTCGCCGAGCAAAAGCTGAAGGAGCAAAAAGCGAAGGTGATCGCTAAGAAGGTCGCCGAGAAAGCGGCCGCAACGCCGGCATACCTGGACGGCTTCGATCAAGCCTTTATCGAGAAACGCCTGGCGGAGATCATCCGGGACGGCAAGGACTACTTCAAGCTATCGCGCCAGATCCTCGAGTACCCGATCCCCTGTACTGCCGAGATCCTCGAAGGCCGCGAAGACGGCATGGATAAGCGCGGCCGGTACGTCGTGATCCATGACATCGACACCCGGCGCCCGGATCGCCGGCTATACCACAATCAAGAAGTGACGATCGCTCAGACGTTCGAGTATGATGGTATCCTCATGGGGCGGCCGCTGAAGGCTTGCGAGACCGGCAACTGGTTCGGCGTGGATATGGCGCTATTACAAGCCGACAAAGACTTGTATAATGACAAATCAGACGCCACAACGCGTAAGGCCGAAGGTCGATCACTGACTTGGTCAGAACGATTTATCTGGGTTCCGCTCGCTAAAAGAAGCGCCACGCATAAAATAAAAACTAACAATAATAAGGGGTAATATGCCTGATTTCAATCACATACTACATACATTAAACTCGATCTCCCCGGCGGCCTGGGCTATTATATTGCCTACCGTTGTCCAGGCGATCATAACTTCGCCGATCATGCTCGGTATCAAGAAATGGTTCAGCGTCGACAGCGAAAAGAAAATGCTCTTTATCGTGATGCTCGGATCGATGGGCGCCGCGCTCGTCGGATAC